TTCTCGACTTCGGATCGATTCTCTCTACAATTTTGAATTCTTTGTTGGCTAACCAGGTACGCATCACCGACTTGATCTGTCCTCGCGTTCCCTTCTCGTTGATGTCGAGTTCCAACGCTTCAGCGACTGCATGACCTACCCAGTTCGCAGCCCGAACGTCTTCTCTATATTCGCCCTCGCTAACGATGTTCTTGACCCGCCCTAGATCGCGAACGTCTACATCACTGAAAGCATCAGGCCAAGTCCAAGCCTCAACCACGCCCACGTTGTCGCCGTTGGGAAGGTCAACCGATTTCATCTGTCGCCAAGAATCGTCAAGCGAGGGAGGCGCTAGGTTGTCTTTCGAGTCGGCCTCTCTGGTATAGCGAAACGCTTGGTCCTCATCGATTCCAGCGGTCCGAGCCTCATCTGGGTTCATCCTCATTAGCCGCCTAACGTGACGCGCTGCGTCTGTTAGCGCCGAAGCTCCCCGCGCATCGCCGTAAGAGGAAGCTTGGCCTTGTTGCGCTTTCCTAACATGGTGGACCAATTCGACTGAGCATTTGCCTTGCTCTGCAATGCGGCCCCAGGCTTTAACAACCAGGTCCATTGCAGTGTTGTCGTTCTCGCTTAATCGATGAGAAGAAACGAACGGATCAACGATGATGACATCGATGTTGAATTCTTTGATGTAGTCGATAACCGTTTCAACCACGGGAGTCAGGACCGCGCTGTTACCGACCTGCTGCGCTAGAATTAGCTGACTATCGCGCCCAGAGTTAACGAATAAATAATCGGCATAGTCCGAATAAGATAAATTGTAATGAATGCATATTGCAGCCAGCCGACGATGGAGCTCTTCGATCGGGTCTTCAAGATTCCAGACCCAGACTCTTTGTCTCTCTGTCTCCTGTCCCAGCAAGTCTCGCCCGGTCGCCATCGCCATCGCCTCAGCTAATGTTACTGCCGTCTTGCCAGTGCCGCCCGCAGCGACAGTCACAGAAAGAAACGACCTTATATAGTGCCTTCCATACACCCAATCGCGGGGAGGAATAGCCGCAAAGTCTTCGACTAAAAAAGGCAAAGGCTCCAGAAGACTCTTCTTCTCTTCAGTCATTACGACAGCCCCCTTCTCTTCGCCCTCCTCTTTGTCCCAGCCTTTCTCTCTCGCCCCATTGATAGCTGTCTGAATCTCTGCGCGGGTTTGCTCCATTGAGTAGCCGTCTTCGCGCCATCGCTCGGCTGTTAGTAGGATTTCATGGTCAGTCGATTTCAGTGCAACGAGGGCTCCGACTTGTTTGATCATCCGATCGTGCCAGCCGTCAGAATGAGATTGCTCAACAGGATTATTAAATCGTTTTATTTTTTCTAGGTCAGAATTACAGAGCTCGGGCAGGAAGCGCCAATCTTTCTCTTCGCCTTGATCAATGCTCTGCTCGTAGACAGCGCCCGATTCATGTACTGAGCCTGGCGCGATAACAATCCCGCCCAGCCCTCTCACATCGATCTTTGCATTGGAGTCGGTCGAGTTGCGGACCTCGAAAGAAGGCGCTTTGAAATAGAAGTGTCTGCCGCGACTAGTCTTAACCGATCGAGGCGTATAGGTTAGGTTCGCCTTGACCCATATCTCAGCCTCCGCGCTATCAGTATCGATCACAACGATCTGTCGCCCGGTCACGATGGCAAAGTTGCAACTCCGAAAGTTGGCGCTTTCAAACCAATACTCCACCAACTCGTCTGGTACATCGCGCTCTTGCCATTCGCGCCAACGGACGAGCGGCATCTTCTTTTCTCTAGAGGCAGGGACAATCGTTAAGCCCTCCTCAAAAAGCTCCCTAGCGTGATCGCGGATTTCCACGCTAGACATCGGCCAGGTCTGGGCGAATGTCTGCCAAGGTTAAATCAGGGAACGCCGTCTTGATCTCAGCGATTCTTTCCGCTGGAATCCGATCTGCTCTGTACCACTTATAAACTGCTTGTTTACTGATCCCGAGCTTCGATGCCAAGTCGGTTTTTTTAACTACATTCCAGATCGGGAGGGCGCTCAAGTTGTTAACCTTTGGTTGTCAGAAAACCCATCATCAAGAAACAACCAAAGGTTTTCAAGAAATATTTCTCTTGATTAAGTCTGTAAACCTATGGTTCACTTCTAAATCAAACAACAAAGGAGGCAGGATCAATGGGTAAAACTAGAGTTCCATTTCACATAAGAATAAAAAGTCTGCGAGAATCGCGTGGCCTTTCTTATCGCGGAATGGCAGCGGAATTAAAGACAAAATACGGAATTGAAGTTAGCGCCACGGCGATTCAAAAATGGGAAATGGGTGAGCAGACTCGTTTGCCAGCAAGAAACAAGATCAGCGCGATTTGTCAGTTATTCAACGTCAGTCCAGCTTTCCTGCTCGACGAGCTCTTTGGCGTTGAAGTTGCTGCGACGAACGATCGCCTGGCGCTTTTTGCGGATATAGAAATGTTAAACGATCACGATTTTGATGCGCTGCTTCAAATCAAAAATAGCCTGGCGGCCAGGAGCTCGATCAAACTCGTGAAATGAAAAACCCTCTGAAATTAGACGTAGAGATGACGATGAATAGAAAAACCTTTGACAACGAAAATATCGATCCGAGAATTCAAGCCTTTGTTTCAGTCATGCTTGAAGAAATTTACGGCTTGGACGAGATTGAGCCGTGCTGGTTTGACGAGAAAACTTTGACGCTTCGACATCATCTATCGGCCAAAAGTTGTGGTGTCGATGGGAAAAAATGCTATGAACTCGGACAACATGCAACGAAAAATAGAGCGCCACCCGTTGCAGAAGATAAAAAATATAACTGGTTGACGTGTGAAATGGGTAATCGAATGTGGTGCGTTTTTAGAATCCGAGAGGAAGGCACAAAAATCGTCAGTCAATTCGATAAGCTCGTTCCAGAAACGCTTAAAAATGTGTGGCGGGAAGCGGCTATTGACAGGGACGCTTACATCAAAAAACCTTACGTTTTCAGCGTGAAGCTTGAGTCTGTAGGAAAAAAGATCGGCTGAATAAATCTTTATGACAACTAAAGGTTGTCACTAAACCCAAAGTGCATTAGGCTTTCTCCTTCAACTGAAGAGAGAGAGTCACATGGACGCACAAACGCTAGCTGACCATCCAGGTCAGAACGAACCAAGCCTCGACCATCTATTTGCGATGGCTCAAATCAAAAAGAACGAACTTACCCTAGCCCAGGCTGATTACGATCAAGCGTTGTTCGCGCTCGTCGCTGCAAGCAATCACGAAGAAGAAGGGTCAAAGACCTTCACGACTAACTCTGGTCAGAAGTATCAAATCATCAGAAAAGTTAATCGAAAGCTCGACGGCAAAAAGCTCCAGCTTATTCGCAGCCGCATTCCAGAAAATCTCCTGCCGCTCAAGGTTGAGGAAGTGCTCGACAAAAAGAAGCTTACTCATCTGATGAACAATGAGCCAGACACTTACCGACTACTAGCTCAAGCGATCATCGCAACGCCTGGCAAAGCGGCCATTCAATTTCTTAACAAAGAAAACTAGAGGGCAAGCCTAGTTTGAACGGCTTGGCGGGGTCGGTAGCTTTGTGGGTCGGCTTGCCCCTCTCTTGGCTCACAAAGCATCCGCCACCCACTAACTAAAAGAGAGAGAAAAGCATGGCAATAGATTTAAACAGCATTAGGAAAACAACAGACGATCGGCCTCCAATGGTCACGATCTACGGAACGAGCGGAGTCGGCAAGACCACAGCTTGTGCCATAAAAGATAGTGTTTGGATACAGACAGAACAGGGCGAGGGAATGCTTGAGCTAAACGCCTTCCCTTTAGCTAAGAGCTTGCAAGACGTTTTGGATGCCGTACAAAGCCTCATCGAGCATGAATCAGATTACAACCTCCTAGTCATCGACTCGCTTGATCATCTTGAACCCTTAATTTGGGACCAACTGTGCGTCGAAAACAAATGGCCTAACATCGAATCCGCTGGCTATGGCAAAGGTTATACCGTTGCAGTGAGCCTCTGGCGGGTTTTGTTAACGAAACTCGATGAACTGCGTACTAAAAGAAAGATAGCTATCGCCCTCATCGCTCACAGTCATTTGAGAAAAGAGCTTAATGGAGAGCATGGGGACATCGACAAGTACGATTTAAAAATCAATAAGAAGGCAAGCTCGTTGATTGTTGAAACCTGTGATGCAGTGTTCTTCGCCAAGCATGAAATCGTCGTGCGTAAGGAGGAAAAGAACTTTGGAGGGTCAAGACTCAAAGGGACTGCGACCGGCAATCGAATAATGGCGACAGCCGAAACTCCTCATTTCGTAGCGAAGAATCGATTCAATCTACCGGAGGAAATTCCTCTGGATTGGATGGCATTCGCGAAGGCAAAGAAAGCGGCGAAAGCTAAATTAAACCAACCAAAGAAGGAAGCATAAAGAATGAGTGATTTCAGTTTTACGGCGGAAGATGTCCAAGACGATCTTCAATCCGATTTTTACGAAGAGCCCGTTCCCGCTGGGGACTACAAGGTTCAGATTAAAGACACGCGCTACGCAGCAAACAAAGCTGGCACAGGCCACTGGCTGATGGTTTCGTTTGAGATTATTAGCAACGGCAAGCAAAAAGGGAAAGACGTTGCAAACTTTTTCAATGTCGATCACCCGAATGCAACCGCTATGGAGATCAGTAAGCGCGACCTGTCTCGCATGATGAACGCAATCAACATGAAAGAGTTTACCGACTATGAGCAGCTATTAGGTCACAAGCTGCAAATTAAGATTGACGTAAAGAACGAGCGGAACGAAGTAAAGAACTACTACGCTTTTCCTAATGACGAGCCCCTAGTCACAGCCGACGAGCTTGCGACCGACGATATGGAAGAGCCTCCCTTTTGAGCAATATCACAACGCTTGAGGCCATCGACGCAGCGATTGAGAAAGCCAATCCTGCGTCCTTGGGGCGTACCTATCTCGGCGGATCGCAGCTTGGCGACGAGTGCGAGAGGAAACTCTGGTATTCATTTTCCTGGGCAAGCGAAAATTCTTTTGAGCCCAGAACTCTCCGCATCTTCGATCGAGGTCACAGAGAAGAGCCATCGTTAATCGGTTATCTGGAAGCTGCCGGGATCGAGGTTAAAGACCTGGATCCGAAGACCAAAGAGCAGTTCGCTGTCAGCTTCGCTAGGGGCCACGGCGGAGGTCATTTCGACGGGATCATGAGAGGACTTCCCGAAGCCCCGGACGAGTGGCACATCGCAGAATTTAAAACATCAAAAAATGTTAGATTTAAAGAATTAATCCTCAAAGATAGTAAGACAAAAAAGACAAGAGGCGTGGAGGTTGTAAAGCCTGTCCACTTCGCGCAGATGCAAATTTACATGCACCTTGCAGATATTAAGTGGGCGGCTTACATCGTCGTAAACAAAGACGATGACAATCTGTATTTCGAGCGCGTCCCATACAACGAGACAGTCGCTCTTCAGCTATTAGCAAAAGCAGATCGCATCATCGGCAGCGACCGCCCCCTAGATGGCATCAGCAAAGACCCCTCTTTCTTCAAATGTAAATGGTGCGACTACCAGCCTGTCTGCCAGCTTGAGAAACCTCCAGCCGTCAATTGCCGAACGTGCGCTCACGTAAGCGTTGAGGACAAAGGCAAGTGGAGTTGCGCTAGATGGAACAAACAAGTACCAGACGATTTCATGCGTAAGGGCTGCGACAAGCATCTGTTCAATCCGAACCTGGTTGCAGATTGGGCGGAGCCGATCGATGCGGAAACCGATTTTGTGCGATACGTCAATAAGAAGACCGGGGCTGAATTTGTAAATGGTCCAGGCGGATATAGCAGCGCAGAGATCAGCGCCAGTGAGGACGTTGCCATGATCGGTAGCCCAGAGATCGATGCGCTCAAAGAGCAGATGGACGGGACGCTAGTCGGATGAGATTAAAAATCGAGATTGAGTTCGATGATCAGGACTGCGACGAGCAACTGACCTTGGTCGCTTGGGAGATTAAACAATTGCTAGAGCAGCTTCGGGAGATGAATGAAAAAGGTCAAATGGAAAACTCATCCGATTCCGATACCGAATTGCATTAGTTGTGATCATTTCTTCCTGGGCTATTGCAGCTTCTACAAAAAAGCGCCGCCCCCAGAGTTCACAAGAAAGACTAACGAATGTATTAGATTTGAGGAGCAGTACGCATGGGTAGACCCGCAGAAGAAGTAAAGGCGCTTGATACTCAGGTTGGCGGAAATCACTACAAGTCGATGCCGATCCAGCCTGTCGAGTTTATTCAGAAGAATGATCTAGGTTTCATTGAGGGAAACATCGTTAAGTACATTTGCCGCTGGCGAAGCAAGGGCGGAATCGATGATGTCAGAAAGGTCATTCATTACGCAGAGCTCTTGATTGACTTTGAGCTCAACAAAGAGAGCCAGAGCGAAACAGAAGCCGCCGAATGGCGTTCCCTTAACACCTTCAATAATAATTTTAAGGATTAATATGAGGCTAATCAACGAAAGACGCTGGGGCGACAACCCCTCCCCTTTTTACCAGAGAATCAATTGGCCTGTCGCGCTGGTTGTAACGATCATCATTGCAGGAGTCACTAATGCCCTTATCAACTGATCGTCAAGCAGAAGAACGGAAGATGAAGAGGATGAGAGAGAACAACGTCTGGTTGAAAAAAGCCTGGTTGCCAAACGTAAAACTTGCGGTTGAGGCCAAGTCGCATTATTTCGGGAGATAAGATGAATTTAATTACGATAAAGCAAGCAGCCGAAAAGCTAGGCGTAAGTACCCGGCAAGTAGATCGCTGGGTTGCTGGCGACGAGTCATTCCCGACTAAAAGAAAGCCCTATGGCCGACGATCTTATTTCATTGAATCGGAAGTCGATCAGTGGCTGGAGAATGCCATATCACTAAATGCGAAATCTTCGTAGGTCTGAAGTAGTTTTCTACGCCTCTCGAAAAGCTTTGATCTCATATAAGACGCGAACGTGTAGTCTTTCAGCTTATGACCTAGCTGCATCTCTCCTATAATGAAGTCTTCATGCCTATGTTCCGCATTCCAATCTACGAAAGTTGATCTAAAGCCATGCATGGTGATTCTTTGGTTTTCCTTATCGACGCGAGAAAACGTATCTAAAGATTTGTCGCAAGCCTGACTTGACATAAATTTAGATCGCCCTGTTTTAGTTTTGTGGGTTTGTTCAGTATTAGGAAACAATCGATCGCCTGATGAAGACTCTCTTCGTTCTTGCATAAACCATAGAAGTTTTTTTGGAAGAGGAACCTTGTGCATTCGGATTTTTCTGTTAGTTGTTCCCTTCCGAACAGGAAGCATCCAATGCCCATCCTGCAAGTCAAAGTCTTTCCAGAGAGCTTCTCTCGCGTCCCGCTGTCGTACCTGAGTTAGCGAAATCAATTTGAGGGCATCGTAGGAGGCTTCCTTTTTCTCCCACAACTCCGACATGAAGCCTGGTAATTCATCATGTGGTAATGCTGCGAAATGCTCTACTTCGCCATCCCATTTCGGTAAGCCATGTTCAAGAAAGTTTTTAAACTGAGCAGGGTTTTTTTTGTCAGTATATTTCTTGAATTGTGCATAACCGATAATTGCCGAAATCCTAGACCTAACTCGTTTTGCAGTCTCATGTTTCTCCATCCAAATCGGGGTAAGGATTTCCATGATGTGATCTTCGGTGATTGCTTCAATTTCTTTTTTACCGATTACAGGAAAGACGTAATCTCGTAACGATTGCTCCCACTGGTTCTGCGTTTTTCCCTCGTCCTTCCACTCAGATAATTTTTTGACGCGAATATATTCTTCAACAACGGACTTAAAGGTTCTTTGTTTTCCTTCTTCGGCTACTAGGCTGTCTGCAATTTTTTGCTTGGCTTCTCTAATTACTACTTGGGGAGCTACTGAGGCAGACAGTAATTCGATAGCTTTCTGCTTCGCTTCCGTGGGTGACATTCTTGGGTAGCTGCCTATATAAATCCAAGGACGCTTACCATCGACTGTTGGCCGGATGTACCACTGCTTCCTATTTTTTTCGACAGAAATATAAAGCCTGTCACCGACACGGTGATTACCCAATTTTTGTATATTTTTTATTTGAATGTTGCTAAGAGACTTCGGCATAAAGCACTACCTTTTGCACTACCAATTGAAGTCCCATTATGTCGCAGTGAGTCTCATTGAGTCAATAAGGGGTTGTCTAACATGTTGTTTTTATTGGCTTTAGTCTTGGGCAGTCTTGAAGGTTATATTCCCGTCCCGACCTCCACGCACCCCCTACAGCCCTTTAGAATCAAAGGGGTAGGGTTTTAAGAAGGGTAAAGCACTACCAATAGCACTACCAACTGTTTTCGCAGTGGTTTTTACCGCACTATCTCTCGCTGCTCTTCGGTAAGATTCATAAGCTCATCATCGTTAAGAATCGCCGTAGCTGTTGACGGTAATACAGGTCCAGTTCTTCTTGGCGTTCCCTGGTAGCCTTGTGAACTAGGGATGCTCAACCTCGCTCTAACATCACTGCCCAGTGTCATGCCGACCCCCGGTATCCTCATCAAAAAGGTTTCTGCCATATTGCCGCGAAGAGCAAACATCGTTGCTATGTTTTTGGCAATATCGCCAAGCCTAGTGACGTTAACGATTCCGCTGTTTGAATTGTTCCTGGCAGTATTGTTTGCCATGTCAGCCACTCGACCAAACTGCCTGATCATATCTACCTGTTCTTTCGGGAACGCAGCGTTCAAAACGGCAGAATTTTCTCTGATCATCTTCTCAATGCCTGATCGAAATTTAGCACCAGACAAAGCATTGTTTGGCATCCGCCCTGCATCGACCATGCGAATAAACAATTCTTGCTTGAGCAGATTGAAATCCGACTCTGGCAAGAGCTTTTTCATTTTTAAGATATCTCTCTGTAACTCTCTTTTTGTTGAGAATCCCAAATTTGAAACATTAAAAATGTAGTTAGCGGCATCGGCAGGAGCAACGATTAGCTCAACACCGTCATCCAATGCTCCTGGTCTTGTCTGCGTAATACGATCAACAAGGTCTTTGCTTTTCCACGTTCTAGCAAAGTCTTTGTATTTGTCTGTTGCCTCTTTCCAAGAAGCAACCGCTGCCGGGTTACCAGAGATCAGATCATTTTGCATCGCTTGCTCGAAATGATCGTCAAACATTTTTTTCATGTTGCCGCGAGCGACTGAATCTGGAGTCCCAAAGGCTCCGCTGCCTAACTTCTGCCTCCATAGCATTAATTCGTTAACAGTCGCAGGAGAATCCCCGCCCACTAAAGCTCTGAAATCGTTTAAAAGCTCTGATGCCCCACCACCTACATCACTTCTTGCAAAATTAGAGTTTAAATAACTCTCCATCGAATCAGCAAAAGCATTTAATATTGTTGGACTTTGAGCTCCAGGGTCCGAAGGGTATATTAAAGATTCGGGAGGACGATCATTAAACCTTGCGTCAGCGCCTTCAGTCTTTGCGGTGTCGTATAAATCTTCGACCTCGTCCTTTGCTTGCCTCCTTTGACCTGACAAGGTTTGTTGGACTGATGCTGCCCCTTCGCCTCGATTAACGATTGGGCTATCCCCCGCAATTAATCGTTGCATCTCTGTCAGGTTATCCTCCAGAGCCTCCCCGGTTAAATTATCGAAATCGTTCAATCCAGTAGCAGCTTCCTGACCAAAAACGCCTTTTCTCATCTGGTCTTCGTAAAGCTGATCGCCTGGTTGACCACTGATCGATCCGCGAGTCATAGGCACATTAGGACCGGGCAGTGTATTCGCATCTGCTAATCTTGCGGCTTCTAAAGCGTCAAATGTTTCGCCGCCAGTGACTCGTCTAAACAAATCATCTCGCCATGCCTGGGTAGTCTCTTCCCATGCAACGCCATACTCTCTTAGTATCCTCTGTATTTTTTCGGTTGGGTTTCCAAACCGATCAATGACTTTTCCTCCAGTATCTTGCAGATATTTTTTAATCGGAGGAGCTATGATCGGCAACATATCAAAGAGCCCTACAGCCCCTGCTTCCATAGCGCCTTCAGTCAACGCTCGACCAACATCGACACTTCCTTCTCCCAACACTGCTTCCGGGATAGAATCTCCAGAAGCAATATTGCTGGTCACATCTCGCCCCACGCTCCCAGTACCGCCAGCGAGAGAACCTTTAAACATATTATTCATCAGACCTATACCAGCCTTACCCATACCAAGCAGCTTTCCAGGACCAGCGACAGACAAGGCTTCACCCGCAGTCATTGTCACATCGCCCATATCCGCTCCAGGACGATTTAAATAGGCTTGCGTTTGCTCTCCGGTCGAGGGATGCGTAAAGCTAGTATAAGTCAGTCCGTTGTTATCAGCGCCGAACACTGCGTTAGGATCGACCCTCTTGACCGCTGCTTTCTGCTTTTCGGGGTCGTTGCTGCTGAACATCATTGCAACGACTGATCTTTGAGCTTCAGGAACATTTAAGATCGTTTCTCTAAATCCAGGCAACTCAAGTTCGTTCCAGTTATCTCCAATCGCAGCCTCTCGCGCTCGCTCCATCATTGTTAATTCAGCGAAGTTGCTTGCTTTTGTACTATCTCCGCCCAAAAACTTACCGACAAATGATCCTTTTTTTGGAGATTCTAATTCGTAAATTTTGCCTATCTTAAATTGAGACATTTAAACTCCTATCCATCCGTAACTATATTCGCGGAAGTATTCTTTGGTCTAAGCATTGCTTCAGCTTCCTTTATCATTTGATCGAACATATTTGAACCTCTAAAAGTTTCTAAGAGATGATCTTCTATGCCATCAAAAGTATTTTGACGTTTATAGAATCTGTCTTGCTCTTGCCGCATATCGATCTTTCTTTCTTCCATCAGCACCATAGCTTGAACAATTAGCGCGTTAGCTTCGGGAGAATTGCCTAGCCTTGGAACCATCTCAACCAAGAAACTTCTATCGCTATCAGACATCGAACCAGGCATACCTCCGCCGTCCGCAGTGCTTCTTCCCGCAATAGCAAGTTTGTTGCTTAACACCTTAAACATTGCTTCGTTAGCTTGATCGCCTTCAAACGTGAAACCTAAATCAGTTAAAGCATCTCTCACCACCATTCTCGGAGGAGCAAAATAACCTTGATCAGTCTTGCTGCTTGCGATTATTGATTCAAGATTGTAAAGATTAGGCAGAGCGTTAGCGGCTGAAATTCCTGCATTGTAAATGCTAGTTGTAAATCCTCCGGTTCTTTCTCTTCTCAGATTCTCAAAGTAATTACTTGATACAACATCCACTGCCGCTTGATCTTCTGCTTTTTTAGCAGCGCCTTTTCCTCTTGCCATGTATTCTTGAAAAGAAAGTAATGTTTCTCCCGGTTTTATAATACTTTTATATCGAAGGTAAGCATCTCTATCGGCAGAAGGGCTGCTGATAACAGTTTGAGCGTTAGTCAAAGGATTTATTTGAGTTTTAACGCCAAACTGATCCGTCTGCACTGGACCTTGTATTTCGGTAACGAGTTTCTCTAACGCTTCGCCGCTTAACCTCTTTATCGTCTCGCTTTGTTTCGGAAACTGTCTCATTAAATCTTGACGTAAACCATCGGCCCGGCTCCGATCAACATAATCTTCGGCTACGCCTCTGCGATAAACATCCATTTTACGAAGATCATCATTACCTCTGTAAGTTGGAGCCAGCCCAAGGGCTTGCTTTGTTCCAAGAAAAAGATTGTTAACAAGATTCTTTATCGGCTTACCACTCTCATAAGTAACCGGAGCTTCAAGTTGTAATGGGTCTGCTGAAAGAATACTTTGTGCTGCCGTCAGCATTGGATCACCTTGCGGCGCTGGAGGCGTTAGGCTTTGATAGTATTCAGAATTTGGATTTAGGTACTCATCCAAAAGCTCTTGCTGATTGATGTTTAGGTTTAAAGCCATCTTAATAGCCTCCGCTCAAAACTTGTTGTGCGCTGTTCAAAAAATTAGGCATCTGATTAATTTTAAAGCCAGGAGACTGCTGCATTGGGAAAGGCATCCCTGGCAACTCTGGTATGCCGACCGGCGACGAGGTCGTTAAAAATGAGGGGTTGTCCTCAAGAAACTTACCTAATGCGTCAGGGTCTTCACTCGATATCGCCTTCATAAAATCAGCACTGCCGCCCAAAGTTTGCGACACGCCCTCAAGAGGATTTCGCAAAAAGTCCATAGAAGCTCCCATGCCGCCCTGGGCTGAATCAACTGCTGCCGATCCCATATTCCCTAACATATCGAAGAGCCCCATTTAGCTACCCCCCGGCAAGCCAACATTAAAGCCGCTGCTTGATGATGATCCGACTGTTCCGCTAGGAAGCAATCCTGCCCCGGCCCGTAGGAGATCAAACATTTTAAAGGGGTACTCTTGTTCTTGCTGATAACGCTGATACTGATCATCCATAATTCTCTGAGCTTGCTGCTGCTGGAAGGAACCAACGCCAAAGATGTTTT